TCGGAAATAGGGACGCGCTCTTAATAGTCGGTCTCCAGGTAGCAGCTCATCAGGGCGATGCCGATCACGCTGCTGGTGCCGCCAACGCTCATCCAGCCACGCTGGGTCAGGAGCGTGGTGGTGGTTGGCATGTTGGTGTTGATCGTGCCAGAGGCCGTGGCGCTTGTGCCGAGATCGGTCACGGTGTAGCTCACCGATTGCGTACTGCCGGGGGGTGAGAACATCACCAGCTCATAAGCCTTGGTGCGGTCTGTTGTTGGCACAGGGAAGCTGGCGCCGAGGTTGACCTTGGTGATTGCAGCAGTGCCCCGGTGCATGATCTGGATGTTGGCGTCTGCCGCGTCCCAGCCCATGCCGACGATGTTGGTGATCGTGCTCGGCTCAACGTCGGTCGGCGCAGCAGTGGTGTTGGCCATGCCGACAAAGGCACGGTTCGTGGTTGTTGCGACGCCGGTGGCTGGTCCCCAGCGGCAGACATAAAAGAAGCCGCCTTCATTCGCAGTAGCGCCGCCGACCGTCCAGCCGAGGTTGGGGTAGCGCCAGCCGGCAACCGCTGTAGTGGCTGCGGTAGTGACGAGATACTCAAGGCGCTGCGTTCGCGTCTGCCTGTTGGTGGTGGCGATGTTGGCGGATGTTGCGGTGCCTGTTGCAGTGAGCGTGGCGGTGCCGATGACGACAGGAGCGTTCGATCCAGAGGCGCCCTGCCAGATGCAGATGCGGTTCTGAGCAAATGTCGGCTGCAGTACAGCAGCGGCCGATGTGGAGCTGTTCTTGAAGCTCGGCATGGAGCGGCCGCCGATTGACAGCGCCGCGAGCTTGCTGCCGGCTGCCGGCGAGGTAGCTGCAGCGTTGTCCGCAAGAACCAGATCGCCCTCGTGGATCGTGACATCACCAGCGCCAGCCAGAGCGCCGGCGTTGTTGAACTGCACCTGACCCGTGCTGCCGCCCGCGCCAGCAGCTGGAGCGGATGCCCAGGTCGGGATTGCGCCAGCACCGGCTGATTGCAGCACCTGGCCGCTGGTGCCGGCGCTGCCGTTCACTTCCAGAGGGCCGCGGAGATTGGCGCCTGTGAGCAGGTTGACGGTCATCAGCCAACCACCACGACGCGGTAGGCGTTAGAGGCTGGAGCAGACGCAAACACCACCGTCAGCGTGTTCACCGTGGCGTGTGTCACATCGGTGATAACTTCCTCGCCGTTGCTGTTCTGGAAGACCGTCACAGCCACATCGAGGCTGTTGAGGTTGTGCGTCACCGTGTAGCTGGTGTTGGTGCCGTCGCCGATGCTCACGGCGAATTTCCTGAGACGGCCGCTCCAGCTGGCCAGCTTCAGCGGGGTGACGAACCGCAGATCGTCGGTGCCGGTGTTGACCTCGGCCTGCGTGGCAATCTCAGCGATGCCGGCGGTCGTCTCACTTGCAGCAGGCGCGGAGGTGCCGAAAGTGACCCAGCTAATAGAGCTACTGTCGATCGTGCCGTTGATCTGATCCTGCCGGTAGCTGGTGGCAGCGCTTGTGCCTTCTTCGACAGTGGTGACGGCCTGCTCCAGCTCGGGGAAGGTGCTGGCGTCGAGTGCCCGCGTCATGGCGACGGCGGAGCCGTTCCAGACGTAGATGCCGTTCTGGGAGGCGGTGCTTTGTGAACGGACCAGCACGCGATCCGATGACGCCATCGTGATGCCGTCGATCGTGGCGCCAGGGCTGGCCAGGTTCAGGTTCGACTGGGTGGCTACCCGACAGCCGTCCTTCCAAGCGAGGCCCTCGACCAAGCTATCCACGTAGCTTTTCGAAGTCGCGTCGCCCGCACTACTCGGTGTCGGCAGGTTTACGACTTTGCTTACCGACTGGAAGTCAAAATCGGTAAAGATTTTCTTGCTCATGTCAGGTCAGCCGCGCAAACCCGGCAACAGGTACTACGAACACGATAGCTGTCGTGTTGATGCTTAAGTGCGTGACCAGGCCCTCGATCTGTTGGCTGCCGGTATCAAAAGCTTGGACACTGGGCTTGAAGCCCAAGTTGTGGTTGATTGTCCACTCGGATGCTGCAGTCGCTTGGTTGTAAATGAAGAAAGCCGAGGCTGGACCGACTGGTCCCGCTACACCTTGGGCACCTTGCGGTCCTGTCGCGGTGGCTGTAACCACCGTGGTCACAGGTACAGATACAACAGCGGTTGTGTTGTCCCCTGTGGTTACATTTACAGTATTCGTAGACTCACTTATATTTACGGATGTCATGCTGTATAGCCCTCGGATACATAGATAGTTCCTTCGAGATAGTATTCACGGATCGTACTGGGGTTTTCCAGTAGGACGTCGTAATAGCATTCGTTGGGGAATGTTGTTGTTTGACTATCTGTTAGCGAGATGGTGATTTGGCCGCTTGCGCGGTTGGTGTAGGTGATGGCGAAGTCGGCGTATTTTGTTGTGCGGTCGCGGTTCCAGGCTTGGGCGTAGGCGGTCCAGCCGGTGAGGTTGATTGCTGCTCCAGTGCTGTCGTTGAACTGGAGCGCTACGGAGTAGTCGGCGCGGCGCTGCAGGCGGATGTTGTAGGTGCCAGGGGAGACGGCCATGGGACTACTCGACCTCCGATTCGTTCATTGTATCGGTTTCGGATTCCTCGGCCTCGGGTTGCTCGACTTCTTCGAGGTCGCTGTTATCTGGTAGGTCCAAGAGTTCTTCTTCGATGTTGATGTTGTCGGGCAGGATTTCGCCACGGCGGAGGACTTCCAGGAGCATGGCGTTGCTGATTTTGCCGGTGTCGGCCAGTTGTGCCAGGACGGCTACGTCTTGGCCGATCAGGCGGTAGTAGTCAAAGTCGCGGTCGATGGTGATTTCGGGGGGCTCCAGGCCGACGTATTGGGCGGCGAAGGCGAAGGCTTGGTTGAGGGCGGATTCCAGTTCTTGGCTGATGATGGAAAGGACGGAGTTGGATTGGGCTTGGTCGATGCGCTTGGCCTCGGCGGATTCGGCCACGAATTTTTGGCCGAAGAGTTTGGTGACGCCAAGCGTGGACATTTGCGAGGCGAGGGATTCCAGTTCGGCCATTTGGGCGTCGAAGCTGGTGGCGTCGGCTTGGACGTAGTACGCCTTGTTGCCGGGTTGCATGGCGATGGCGTAGTTGACGCCCATCGTTGCGGAGCCGGTGGTGTCGTCCCAGCCCTCTAGGACGAGGGTGGGCATGGCGGCGATGTGGAGGGCGTGGATGAGGTCGGCTTGGCGCTGGTAGTGGGTGATGTTGAGGTTGGCGATGTCGAGCAGCGGGGGCTGGGAGATCAGGAGGCCCCGGCGGTTGCTGTAGATCGGGACCAGGGGGATTTCGGGCAGGCTGTAGTCGCCGGATTCGGTGAACTCGACTACTTCTTGGCCAAGGGTGTAGAGGTCGTAGCGGCCGGGGTAGATGACGCGCATCTGCTCGACCTGTTCTTCGCCAAACTCGTTCAGGGGGCGGACGTCGTAGTCGTGGATGCGGACCTGCAGGAGTCGGTTGGTGCCGGATTCTTTGCGCCAGCCCCAGATTTGGGGGGCGTCAACGTGGACGAAGTAGGGGCGGCGGCCTAGGGCGCGTTCTTCGGCCAGGTTGCGGGCGCCCATGGCGGCGGGGTAGTCAACCAGGATGGCGCTGTGGCCGTAGGTGAGGCTACCGACGAGGGCGCGGCGGGCGTATTCGTTGATGCTGGAGCCCAGGCCGTCGATGTTCTGGATTAGCTCCAGCCAGTAGGGGTCGCCCTCGACGTGGATGGGTTTGCGGAGGATGGCGCCGGCGGCGGTCTCGATTAGGCGGCTGGTGTACGGCGATAGTACGGACCGATCGACGCGGGTGGTGTAGGCGTCGTCGTCTTCGCGGGGTTCTTGGGGGAGGTAGGTTTCGCTGAGGTCGCGGATGTAGTTGGTGCCACGGGTGACGGCGGCCATGACGCCCCAGTCGGACATCATGGCGATGCTGTCCAGGTTGCGGACGAATGGGGATTCGCTGACTACAGCTCCAGTTGGCGGGATGTTGGCGCTGTAGACCACGGCTGGACTCCTACTTTGTACCTATTTTGGCAGTGAACGCGGCCTTGTTACCGTGCGCGAGTGGAATACGCCGGTTCGGGAGCCGTGGAACGCGCTGATCAAGCAGTGTCTTGATGCGATTGATAGGCACGAAGAGCTATACCGTTCCAGTGGGAGTGGGTGGCACGCGGCGAAGGCACAGGATCTGCGGTGGTATGTCGCGGAATTGAAGCAGTGGATTAAAGCTCAGGAGGCAGTTAGTGCTTGGCGGTCCATGTGAAGCGAGGGTTTCGATTCTTGGCCTGTTCTTCGATGGTGGCCCACCTGACATTACCCGGCTCGTAATGTCCCATGGGATCTATACGGTCCAACGTCATGCCTTCAGGGCGAGGGCCGAGTTCTTGTAAGAACTGCGCGTAAGAATCAAATCGAAACTCGACGTTGGCGTATGCGTTGTGGTGGTTTGTTTTAACGCGGCGCTTGGCTTTGTGGAATGATTTGTAAGCGCCTTGATTTCTGACGCAATCTTGAGGGTCTTTCCGTATGGAATCCCAGCGTTTATCGCAAGCCTTGATCGCGCAAGACTTGCACAGTAAATCCCGGCCTTCCTTGACAGCTTTTGCCACTAAGTCCTTACGGGTTGTGCGACTGGTGCCGCACGTCGGACATGAGACTTCGATGTATGAGTGGTGCGCTGCCACAAGAAGTCAACTGGTTACCAGTTTATCCTAACTCCATTTGCTGCGATCTGCCCAGAACGCGGCGCTGAGTTTACCCTTGGCAATGTTGGCCGCATGGCGAGCCTTAAACGATGCCCGCCTGGCTTTGTCTGCTGCTGATTCTCCTTTTTGGGGTGGTGAGCCAGTTACGCCCTGCTGACCGAAGCGAATGAGGCGCACCACGTTGCCCTCTTTGGCGAGGACTGCGTGGGATTTGTTTGGGTGGTTGGGGGTGCGCTTGGGTTTGTTGTAGCCCTCGAAGGTTTCGCCTCGGTATTCAATCGTCATCGTCGTCTTCCTCGTCGTCGGGGTCGTTGATGGGCACCAGCACTTCGATGCCGTGGGCGAGCATTGTGACGAAGCCGCCCAGAGTTTCGGGGAGGGAAGGGGTTTTGAAGGCGAAGGTGGCGTGCGTGAGGCCGTCTTCGGCGTCGATTTCGACGTGGATGCAGCCCCCGGTGATGGTTTGGATGGCCATTAGCGGCTGATTTCCTCCCAGTCCATGGATGCGTGGACACTACAGGTTGATGTGCTGCCTGTCATGACGAGGCTTAGTTCGGAGGGGGTGCTGGTGAGGCCGTCGCGCTCCAGTTGGAATTTGAAGAGGGCTTCTTTGAGGATGTCGATGGTGGGGGAGCTTTGGGTGGAGGCGCTGAAATAGCCTTGGGCGAGGATGCGGCCGCCAGCGGTAGAGGTGCCGGTGATGTTGTATTCGACGGAGGAGCTGGCGCCGGCGCTGACCCAGGTGCCGCCGGTTGCGGTGGCGGTGCTCCAGAGGCCGTTGTCGCGGTAGCGGTGACTGGAGTCGAAAAGGGTGAGGGGACTGGAGGTGCGGATGCGGCCGAAGGCGTCGGTGGCTCCAGCAGAAGATGCGGCGCCGCCGGCGGAGGTGCCGAAGGGGTAGGGGGTGGTGACGGAGGTGGAGTGGAGGAGTTGCATCGGGGCCTCGGCGGGAAGGATTGAGGCTATTTCTTGGGCTTTTTGGCAGGCTTCTTTTTCATGCCGGCTTCGGACATGGCGATGGCGATGGCTTGTTTGCGGGATTTGACCACGGGGCCTTCTTTGCTGCCCGAGTGGAGTTCGCCTTTGCTGTATTCACGCATCACTTTGGAGACTTTTTTCTGAGCTTTGGAGGGCTTTTTGGGGGCCATGTTTTATACCGACGGTGCTTACCACACACGATAGTTGGTTTTGCCGAGGTTCTCGGGTTTGGCGAGGTTGAAGGTCTGGAGGCAGAGGTAGCCGAGGGCGTCGAAGGCGTGGTCTACGCCGAGGTTCTTGTTGGGGAGGCCGGTGCCAGGGGAATAGGTGAGGGTGCGGAGGGATTTGATCAGTTCTTTGCAGCGGGGGTGGATGAAGAGGCGGCGGGTTCCAGAGGCGTCGAGGAGGGCGGTGTTGACGCAGGTGATTTTGTCGCGGATCTTCCAGGGGGAGCGGGGGCTGGAGACGGTGAAGCCGGATTTGCGGAGGATGTTGTGGTCGGTGGCTCCAACGCCGCTGGTTTTGCGGGCGCCGCCGGTGGGGTCCGGGCAGGCGATGATGCGGCGTTCGACGCCGTAGCGGGATTGGACTTCTTCGCAGAGATCCCAGGTGGTGGCGCCGCCGGTCATGATGATTTCGTCGAAAACCCAGAGGACGTCGCCTTTTTTGACGGCGCAGATGCCTGACATGGGGTCGATGTTGAAGTCCACGCCCAGCAAAAGGGGTAGGACGGGGAGGTCTTGGACGATTTTGTCGATGTTGTCGTCCGAGAAGGAGATGGCGACGAGGCCGGAGAGGTTTTCGAAGCTGGCTTCAAATTCTTGGCGGAAGGTGCGGGCGTCGAGTTGGGCGCGGGCGGCTTCGATTTCGGTGGCGGGGACGTTATCGCCCT